GCCAGCACCATATCCGTCGAAGCAAAAAATGTCAGTTCATAAATTCCTCCTTGCTCGTTCGATAGAACGCGCCATATCAGCCGCAATCTGGCTTTGGCTTTGCCGGAAGCTGCGAATATCCGGCGTTTGCACGCTCATGTTGATAGTGATCGGCGCAGCACCCATGCTGGCACCGGGCGTAATGTGCATGGGCGCGTTACCGGCAAAGGCAAGCTCCGGCCCATTCTCACCGACGACACCGAACTGGCCGGGTTTGAGTCGGCCACCGTCGGCAAAGAATCCGCCGAAGAAATCCCCAATACTACCGAGGATGCCGCCCAGACCACCGCCACTACTACCGCCGCCACCGAAGATGCCTTTAATGCCGCCGAAAATATCCTCGATGATGCCACCCTTGCCGGTGATACCGAGGTCATTCAGCGCCCATTGCAGGAGCGTGCGGTTGAGGTCGGACAAGAAGCCGGTGATGAAATCGCCAAAACCATCGAAGCGCCCGCTGATGGCATCCAGCGAGTCGGCAATGGTGCCTTCCATGCTTTTGCCGATCTTGTCGAATTCATCCCCGATGGTCGCACCGCCGGTCTTGGCTGCTTTATCCAGCTTCGCCGCCGCTGCTTCCGCTGCTCGCCCGAACGTATCCTGATTGATATAGCCTTTTTCCAGCAACAGGTTCAGCCGGGACATTTCCGCATTGTAGTTTTCCAGCGGCGTGCGCGTTGCGTCGATGACGCGCTGCGCTTCCCGTTGCAGATCATTGAAGGATTTGACCTGCTTGTTGGTGGCGGCCTGCTTTTGCTCTGCCTGCGTTTCTTGGAATAGGCTGGCAAGCGACTGGCCGGAGGATTGCCGCGCCTCCACGATTTTCATGGCCGCGCTTTGGATTTCAGCATCAATCCCGGCATTAAACTGGCGTGCCTCGTTCATCGCCGTATCGAAGGCTTGGCTCATGGCTTGGCCGAGGCCGGTTTCCAGCGCCTTGCGGGTGTTCTCGAATGAGATCCCGCTCAGGGGATTCTCCACGAAGTTTTTGAGGTCTTGCCCCAATGCTTCAAAGCGGTTCGAAATGGCATCCCCGAAGGCTTGAAACGCATTGCCCACGCCCTTAAATACGGCAATGAACAGGTTGCCGAACTTCACCACCTCGGCCACGAATGCTTTGAAGCCAAGGCCGAACGGTTCGATGGAAGCCGTAACGACCTCAATCAGCCATTTGATTTTATCGGCAATAAAAATCAGGATGTCAGTCACACCGGCATCACCAATGGTTTTTACCAGCTTGTTGAATGAATCGCCCATGTTGGACAGCGCCACATTGAGCGTGCCTGCCTGCTGCTCCATCGCCCCGGCAAATTGTACGTCACCGATAGAACGCAGGTAGCCTTCAATTTCCTTGGCGTTTTTGCCGACGGTCGTACTCACCCCTTGGAAGGTGAAGGTGACTTGGTCGCCCTGTGCGCGGGATTTAATCCCAAACTCTTTCAGGCGCTCGAACTCGCCGGTGGCCGCATCCGCCACCGCCTCGATCATCTGATTGAGGGATTTCCCCATCGCCGTTGCGGTATTGCCGTAGGACGTAAGGGCTTCTTCCGAGGGCGTGAGGCCCAAGGCTTTCAGCTTAATGAACGCCTCGACCGCTTCTTCCAGCGAGAACGGCGTTTCTGCCGCGAATTTCTCGATGAAACCGAACGCGATCTTGGCATTTTCTGCCGAGCCGGTCACGGTGCGAAGCGACGCTTCCAGCTTTTCAAAGCTGGTGATGGTATCGACGAATTGTTTGCCCACGAATGCCGTGGCCATCAGCCCGCCGATGCGGTTCAAGCCGTTACTCAGCTTGGAAAACCGCCTGTCCATATCATTCACACCAGAGTTAATCTGCTGGAAGGTCTGCTGGGTTTTATTGATGGCGCGGATGACAAATTCCGCGCTGCCGAATGCGGCCATGCGAATTACCTCCTTCCTGCCGCCGCATTGCTGGCTTTGCGGACGTGTTCCTGTTGAAGTTCAAAGAATGCGACCCACTCCGCGAACTCGCCAGTGGTCATTTGCTCGATGTCAGAAACGGGGCGTGCGAGCCGCCATGCCAGCATCAGCTGGCAGGTTCGGATGGGGTCGCGTCGGAGTTTCCCTTGGCTTGCTCCACGTTCTTGAAGAAATGGCGCTCTATCTCGTCGTTAATGCGGAGAATTACCCGGCAATCTGCGAAATTGAGCAGCGTTTCTTTGTCCTCGATTTTGAATAGCCGGTTGCCATCCTTGTCGCGGGCTTTCACGATCAATGAATTGACCGCGCTTTCAATGTTGGAGGATTTCTTGCCAGACAAACTCTGGATAAAGCTGGCCTCCGCCATCGTCATCGGGAAGATGTGGATTTCAAGCGGCGTGGTGCCATCGCCCCATTCGGGAACGGAGATCACCACGCGCTCCTGCGCCTGATAGTGCTGCTTTACTTGGTCGATGATACGCATAGCAGCCCCCTACACAGACACAGTTTCTTCATCCAACGCACCGCTGCCGGTGAAGCTGAATGTCGCTTCCACGATGCCATCGAAGGAACCGCTGTAAGCGATGGAGGTTACGATTGCTTCACCCGACCAGTAGGTTGCGCCGGTGGCATTGCCTTCCGGGTAGAGATTGAGCGTGACGGTAGAGCCAGCCGCCAACGCGCCTTGGCCGGTGGTGTCGGTTTCATCCCAAAACGCATCGAAACTGCCCGACCAGCTTTTGATGGTGGCTTGGTTCTTGCGCCATTGGGTGCCGATAATGGATGCGTCCACCGTATCGGCGGTCACTTCCAGCGACCATGATTTAACTTCTGCAACTTGGGCAGTGGCAATAAATACCTTGCCCTCGCTGCCAGCGTGGGTAGCCATAAGATTCTCCTAAATGTTGGGTTGGGTTAGTGACGCGGTTACACGAGGGTTTCCGGCGCGTTTTCTTTGGTGCAGTAGAGAGCTGTGAAGGTCAGAGTGATGATGGCGACGGGTGTTTCTCCTTCACCGGAAAGACGGATGACGGTGCTATCGAGCATGGTATCTTTCACCCGCCCGCCCAGTGTGGGGTCGGAACCGATGATTTTCTCCACCTCCACCGCCAGTGCATCGGCCTCGGCTTCAATATCGCCTCTGGCCTTGACATAGCCTTCGATCACCAGCTGGGGTGTGCGCTGCTGGGTGCGTGGCCGCTGCATGGTGGGATTCCCCATGCTTTCCTGCGGCGTGGACACCAGCAGCGCGGGCAGTTTCGGGTCATCCAGCGGATAAACGCGGGAAGTATAGACCCGATTGCCTGCGGCAGTGTGGCCGGTGAGCAAAGCCACCACCGCCTGCCGTATCTGCGTGCGGGCGTGGCTCATAGCGCCTCCAAAATCAGTTCGGTGATGCCTTCGCTATCCGGGCGAATCACAGCCACCTCGTAATCCTTTCTATCGACCGTGAATTGGTCGCCGGTTTGGATTTCGGGAATGTCCTGCGTTCGCACGGACAGCACCGGATTGTTCACCACCACATCCACCGATTCGCCGCCGACCAGCTCGGAAAAAGCCTGCAACATGCCGGAAAGGACGCGAGGTGTTTCCCCATCGGGGGTGTACGTCACCTCGCGCCCATCCAGCGCATTCAGTAGGGTTAGGTGGTGGCCGTGCATGTCATCCATGAACGTCATGGCTTACAGCCCGACATTGAGCAGGATAGACACGCGGGCATCGCCGCCTGCTGCCGCTGCTGCCGCCACACCGACAACGGTATTGCCGGATGCGGTGGTGGTCAGTACCGAGTTGGCGGCATCCCAATAGAGCTTGGCCCCTTGGGTAACAGCACCTGCGGCCTTGGGAACGCTGAACACGCCCACAACCTGCACCGGGCCTGTCGCGCCGTTGGCGATGTCAGTAATCGCCACCGCACCGATTGCGCCGACCAGCACGAACTGGCCGGACGCAACGTCCGCTGCGGCGGTGTAATCGAGGATTTTACCCTCTTGGATGAAGTTTTTTGCCATACGATTTTCTCCTGTGTTGAAGGCATAAAAAAAGCGGCCCAGATGTGACTCTGGCCGCCGGGTTAGTTCGGGTTAGGGTTGAGGGTTACGCGCCGGGGTTTTTGTACAGCGTGCGGAAATCAAGCGCGGCTGCTGCCGCGTCGATACGCACCTTGTATTCCACACCATCCACCGTCCAACCATCCTGCTGATCGAGGAACGGCGCTGCTACCCCGTCGAGATAGCCCACCTCAATCGTGTCGTAGATGTTGGGGTCGGCGGCGAGATACCATGCAGTCGTCGATACCTCATCCAGTCGCGCATCCACGATCACTTCATGGGAATCACGCACCGGGTTAGGCACACGGCTGTTGGTATGCGCCGGGTCGGTTTCCGAGGCCATCAGCACCCGTGCCGTATCTTCCAGCGCCGCAGGCGCCAGCAGGTAACTGGTGCGGATGTTCAGCGTAGCCGAACCGTCCTTTTGCTTGCGTACCGCCGTGCGGCCCGCACCGACGCTCGCTGCCGAAATCACGGCACCGGCAGCGGCAAGGTTTTTATGCGTCGCCGCATGGAACAGCGTCACCCCATCCGACATGGTGGGGTTGCTGGTGATGATTTTCCACACAAGATCGCCCACGGTGCGCGAAGCAGCGCGGCCCATCTTGCGCGGAATGTCGGTAAAGGCGGTCAGGTCGTCATTGATGATCGCCTGCCGGGTGATCGCAAACAGCTTGCCGTAAGTCGCAAGCTGGATGTTCTCCCCACGTTCCCCGATAGTGCCGTGCTTGTATTCGCCACCTTCGGGAATCTTGTCGAGGGTTTCAAACACGCCCAGCCCGACACGGCTATGCGCTTTGAAATCGGACAGGTTGCCGACGCGCGTGAACTGCTGGAACACTTCCTCCGCCTCGTCATACCCGCGCAGCATGGCTTTGCGGGCATTGTTTTCGAGCAGTTTGGGGAAGTCGCTGCCGGAGTGCGTAAAGGCACGCGCTACCAGCTCGCGTTTATCCAGCCCGCTTACGCGCACGCCACGCACTTCCAGCGATTTACGCGCCAGCTCAAGCATGGTGTAACCACGGAACTCGGAAGGCTGGTTATCCTTTCCAGAAATACCGGCACGGAAGGCAATCGCATCTTCGGCAGCGCGGGCGAATTTCTCCACCTCGGTCTGGCCCATTTCGATACGTTGCCCGGTCGTGGCCGGTTCTTCACGTTTGCCGATGGCATCCAAGAGCAGCTTGCGGGCCTCGTTCACATCCACGTCCGGGTTATCAAGGCACGCATCGCGCACCTTGTCGTGATCGGTGTGGTTGGTGAATAAGGCGCGGATGTCATCCCGGCGTTTCTTTTCGGCTTCCAGCGCACGTTTTGCGCCTTCGGCCATTGCATCACCGCGCACCGTTTCCAGATCGGGTTGTGCGCGGGTTTGCGGTTCGGTTACAGATGCAGGCATCAGGTTCTCCTTTGGGGTTGGTTGGGGGTTAGGTTCGGGGCTTGCGGCCTCCATTTTCCGGCCAACGCCCACGGTGGCATCGGCAGGAATATCGACCAGCGACACTTCCATCGGCATCCAGCGGATGACGCGGTAAACATCGGGCTTATCTTTGTGTTCTTCGATGAGCTTGCGCTCGACGATGCGGTAGGACACCGACACGTTGCGAAGGATGCCATCGCGCACGTCCTGCCAGATGCCTTCCACCTCGGCGCGTTTGGAAAAGCGTACCTCGGCATAGCCCCGGCCATTTTCCAGCCATGCGCGTTCCACCACGCCGATGCGGTTAGCACGTTCGCTGCGGTCATGGTTATAAAGTACCGGCGCACCATTATTCAGCCGCGCCAGATCCACTTCACTGTTTTCGTGGCCAAGGATTTCCACCCATGCGTCGCTGAAAAAGCTCTGGCGGGTAACGGGTTCTTCCGAAGAAAAAGAAAGCCGCACAAGGCGGCTTTCAGCGTCGAGGATGGAACGGGAGGTTAGCTCAAGCGTTCTCGTCAGTATTTCCGGGTTTTTGTTCGGCATCATCTTCTCCTTCTTTTTCGGGTTGTGGGGCAGCGGCCACCGGCTTGCTGGCGCTACTGCTGAATGTCAGGCCTGCTTCGGCATCCTGTGCGCGTTCCTGCTTGATTTGCTCAAACACGTCCTGCGGGTTGCCACCGCGCTCGCGGATAACCTGCGTGCGCGATTTGAACCCGGCAGATACGGCCAGCTGCTCGGCTTCGCCTTCCTTCTTCGGGTCAATCCACGGCATGGTTGGGCCTTGGAAGCCTGCGTTCCATAGGGTGCGCGGATTAATGCTGCCTTCGGGAATCACCAGCTTGCCCGACAACACCGCCATATCCACGAAGCGTTCCCAGATCGGGCGCACACAGCGTTCAATGAAGTGATCGCGCAACACGCCGTAATGCACGGACTGCTCCACCAATTCCTGCCGCTGGGCGCTGTAGGTGCCGTTGTAATCCTTGGATATGCTCGAATAGCTGGTGCTGGTTCCCGCCGCCACCGCCCGCAGCTGCGAGTTACGGAACTGTTCCAGCATGGCATTGGGCCGGTTGCTGTCGATCATGCCGACTTCTTCACCGGGCAGCAAATTATCGAAAATCATCCCCGGCTGCATCTTGAGCAGGCGATTACCCGCCGTATCGACGCTCTGCGGATTCACCGGCGCGTCGAGGTTCTTCCGCACATAGGCGCAAATGCTCGCCGCTACCTTCGCCGCCAGCCGTTCGGAAAGCTCGTAATCCTTGATGTCCTCCATGCGGGTGAGGACGCTGGCAAAGATGGAAACCCCGCGTGTCTGCGCGATGCGGTCAGTGATTTTCAGGTGGATGATTTTGTCTGCCGGGAAGCGCCGTGTGTCCTGCTTTGTGACAAAATTATGCCGGTCGCCCGGATGCTCTTTGTAGAGGTAAAATGCCACCGGCCTGCGCCATGCGTTTTTCTCCACCCCATGAATGATGCGCTTTTTTGAGTCGCTGTAATCGAAGGGCAGGAAATCCGCCTCCACCAGTTCCAGCGAATACGGAACGGCCGTGCCGTGATTCAGCGTCGCGCCGGTGCCTTCGATATGTTTCACCAGCACTTCGCCATCACGGAACCAGCACCGCGCCAGCAGGCGCAGCATTTGGTTCCAGTGCAATTCCCACGTTACCTCCGGCACGCAAATCCATTCATCCCACAGGTCAAGCAGCTGGTCGTTGATCGCTTTGGCGAGTTCGCCGGTGGCCAGTTTTACCTGCGGTTCCACGGTGATGCCGCGCCCCACGACATTGTTGACGAGACAGTTCAACACGCCGCGTGCCAGGTCGTGGTTCTCATCCAGATAACGGGCTTGCAGGCGTAGGCTTTCCCCGGCGCGTTCCACGATAGCGTCACCGCTTCCGGGGTCGGCCTTAATCTTCCGCAGGCGCGACGGTTGCGCGGCTTCGTAGGCCCGCTGGTTTTTGAGTATCCAACGGGCGGTTTCCCGGCGTAGCGCCGATTCAGGCGATACGAGTTCAATGGCTTTGTCGATTACGTTAAACATCGCTGAAATCCGCTAAAGCTGCTTGTTGGTTCTGATTGGCCGATTGCAGGGTGGCGACGCGGCGCTCCCAGTATTGAATCTGCTCCCGTATTTCCCGTGTATTGGCGAGGGTCAGGCTTCGCCCATTCATGGAATAGCTTTGGCCTTTGGCCACGGCTAAATCCGCCGCAATCCATGCATCGAGCGCGGTTTGCGCCTGCTGTAGTGTCAGTGCCATGTGTGAATCCTTCAGTTAAAGTTCCAATCGTCGTAGCCAATCCAGCCCTCGGTCTTGGTGGCCGTTGGCTCGGCTTCTTGTTTCTTCAGGTTCTGCCGTTCCTGTTCGCTCCGCAGCGCATCCAGATTCGGGTTCAGGATGTGAAGCGCGGCCAGCCCGTACACACGGCAATCCAGCGCCTCGTTGCGTTTGCCTTTGGGCATCACCCACACCCGCGTCGGGTGACCGTTGATAAACTTGGTCTGAATCCGCTCGGCGGTGAGCTGCTGGAAGTATTCCTCCGGGTAGTCAGCTGGGAAATGGCAATAGCCCGGACCCGGCTGGTGGATTTTCAGCCGCGAGTAAATCATCTGCTTGGCCGTATCTGTGCCGAGAGTGAACAGCTTCACGCGCAGCTTATTGGCCTTGCTGAATTTGCTCACCAGCGGTTTGCCTGCCGTGGATGCGCCTTTGATCGCATACACCCGCGCATGTTCCCGGCGTTTGCAGAATTCATAGACTTTCTGCGTATGATGACCGCCCGTGTCCACGCACGCCGCCAGCACAGATAACGTGCCGCCATCGGCACGCGGTATGGTCTGTCCCAGCACTTTGTCGAGGTCTTCCCATACTTTGTTTTGTGCCGGGTCGCCGTGGATGACATGGTATTGCAGCGACCAGCTTTCCTGACCAACGCCCCAGCCAATCACTTCCGCTTCCAGCCGGTCGCCTTGCACGTCCACGCCAGCGGTGATGACCACCACACCATCAGGCGCGACACGTCCCCAGTTTTCCTTGCGCCCCAGCAGGCCGGATGCGTCGATGCCTTCGCTCGCTTCCTTCCACGTTTCTCCAAGGCTGGTATTGACCCACACCTTCAGCGTTTCCGGCAGGCGCTTGGCCTTCAGGAAACTTGTCACCATTTCCGACCAGCGCACCCACGGGCTGTAAAGCTCCGAAATATGAAAGCCTGCAACGCCGTTAAACGGTGCAGATGCCCACCATTCACCCCGCGCCAGCATCCATTGCTTGTCGCTTTCGCCCAGCTTCGCTTGGCAGTGCTCGCACTCGTAATAAGCCGCTTCCGGCTTGGCCTTATCGAACTTCAGCTGCGCCCAGCATAGAACCTGAAACTTTTTGCATTCCGGGCATGGCACATGAAAGCGGCGCATGTCGCTTTGCTGATACCGTGCATCAATCTTGCTTTCGCCCTCGATGGTCGGCGTGCTGGCCGACACCAGCAGCCGGTTCCAAAACGTCGTGGTGCGTTTCTGCGCCAGCGAACCGGGGTCGCCCTCGCTACCTGCTGAGGATGGGTAACGATCTTCCTCATCCAACAGCACGATGCGGATAGGCCTGCTTGCCAGCGACGAAGGGCTGTTCGCTCCCGCCATCGTCAGGTGGCCACCAGTAAACTTTTTGTGCAGCAGCGTGTTGTCGCTGTTGCGGGTTTTTGCATCCTTGAACAAACCGCCGAGCGCCTCGGTGTCACGAATCATCGGCGCGAGGCGGTCTTTGCTCCACGCCTCCGCCATTTCCAACGTCGGCTGGATGAACAGGATGGGCGATGGGTCTTGGTGGACGAAGTAACCGAGGATGTTATTCAGAATCTCGGTTTTGCCGATCTGCGCCGAGGTCATGAATACCACCTCGCGCACGCCGGGTTCGTTCACCGCGTCCATCATGCCCCGCTGGTACGGGGCGCGGTCAGTCCTCCATCTTCCGGGTTCGGCGCTTGCCTCCGGGCTTAGTTTGCGGTGCGCGTCGGCCCATTCGCTCACCGTCAGTTCGGGCGGCGGCATCCACGCGAGCGCCACCTTCCGCCGTACCGTCTGGTAGAATGTCGGCAGGTTCATCATGGCTTTTCGCGAGTTCGGTTAATGCCTCGTAAATGGCGCGTTTCAGGAACCGTTCGATCTCGGCGGGTTCCGTCATCACGGCGATTTGAAAGGCGGTTTTGGTCGGCAGCGCCAGCAGCCGCATCCGGCACGCGCTGATATGTTGGAGCCAATCCGTTTCCACGGTGTCGATCGCCACCAGCTGGCTACGCATGGTGGCTACTTCCAATTCGGTCTTGTCGGCCTGCGCTTTAATCAGGCGGGCGCGTTCGATATGCGTATCCTGCGCGGTGACACCGCTGCCATAAGCGCGTTCTTGCAGATAGCGCACATAGGTCTGCACGCAACGCACCAGATCGTATTTGCCTTTATCCGGCTTGGGAAGGATGCCCTCCCGCGCCAACTGCTGCACCCGTCGCTCGGTTAAGTTTAGAAACCGGGCGATCACCGCGACTTTGTGAAGGATTTGCATAATGGTTTCCTGTCATGACGTGATGACCCATCCTGCAAACTCTCCAAATCGAAACCACTCTGCGGCATCATTACCCAGCATCGCAGGGTCTAGCGGTCGCTGCACCCCTCCGAGTGACAGTTCTTTGGCAATGATTTGCTCTGCATCCACACCGGCAGCCACTTTCCCGGCCAGCGTGAGCCGCCATAGCACGGTGGCCTGATAGCCGGTGGCGGCCTCGCATTTATCCACGATCACGATAGCGCCGCCCGGTTTCAGCGCCGCCCGCAGCTTGGCGATGAATGCCACCCGCGCATCCACCGGCATGAACATCATCACCAGATAGCAGATCGCCACGTCGAACGGCTCGTAGTCGTACCGGCAGGCATCCATCTGGACGAGGTTGTCCTTGCCGGGGCCATCGTACCGGGCGCACATTTCCGCGCTCGGCTCAATCGGCACCAGCCGCGCATGGCGCTGCGATAATGCCGCTTCCAGCGACCGGCCAATATTGCCGGTGGATGCGCCGATGTCATAGACCAGCCCACCTTGCGGGATGTAGTGGCGGGCGATATGCGCCACCGCGCCGGTGACGAGATCATACCACGGCAGCTGCTCACGCACATGAAGATTGAAACCTTTGGCTACCGAGGCGTTCTCGAACGTCCACTCTTTGGGGATGTGGATGGGGCTGTCGGTAATTCTGTCCATTGCTCGTTCTCATAGATTTTTACTGACGGGATGCCGTACTCCGCATACATGGCGTGCGTGCGGGGATTGCTCTCAATCGCGAGGTACTGTGCGTTCCGTCCGTGTTTCGGGAATAAAAGTTCTTCCAGCATGATGCGTTTCGCCTCATGCGGCGGCTTGTGGTAACGGTTAAAATGTGCCTCCTGCGGCACCCATCCCACCTTGAAATACAGGCTATCCAGCGTAGCCTGCCGGTGCATTTCCGGGCGGGCGGTCATCAGGATGGTGTGGTATGGGGCGACCAGACCCACCAGCCAGTTCCGATAGGTTTCATGCTGGATTTGCATGGCGAACGGGCGTTTCTTCTCCAAGCTGTTGGCAACCAGCGTATAATTCAGATCGAGCAGTATAATCATAATTTCATTCCTAGCCGCTGTTCAAAGGCGGTAATGGCTTCCTCCACAAGCCCCATGCGGCTGCCATCAGGATACGGCAGGTCGAACTCAAAAGCGATAGCTGCTTTCAGTCGTTTCGCATTGATAGCCAGCGGCTTAGAGCATACCGCCTGCACGTTACTGTTGCTTTCGTTGACCTGTACCTTGGCGAAGAATTGCTTGAACAGATCGTAGAACTCGCGCTGCGTATGGTACTTCTGCACCTTGGGCGATGTGGCGATGTCGCCCAGCGTAATGCCCGGCTCATAATCCAGCTTGAATAACACCGCGCCGGATTGCCGTTCATTCAGCGAGTGATAGCCACTCAGCTGCTTGAGGTTGATGTGGCTGCTGGCCGATGCCACCGCGTAAAGCCGGGTCGCATCATCCGCCAGCGCCGTGCACAGGCAGGCGATATGTTCACGGTCGGCACTGAACGGCACGCTGTTTAGCACGCTGGAAATGAAGATGGATGACCAGCGCAGCTTGCCCGTGCCGACCGCGTGCAGGAACTCCCGCGCCAGCGCCACGCTTGCCGCCTTGTCGATGTTGTCGCCTTCATCCACCCGGTACGGCTCAAACGGTGTGACGCTGATGCCCAGCTTTCGCAGGATGCGCGTTTCATGCAAGTGGCCCGCGCCGAAGTCCAGCACGCAGCGCCCATGCTGCTTAATCCAGCGTTCGCGGTTGGCCGGGTCGTTGATGTCGAACGCCTTAGTGGTCGAATCGCCCGCTACCGCGAAGATGAATCCACGGCCCAAACTGTTCCGCACTTGGCGCAGGCGCCGGAACGAATTGTGGCGTAGCAGATCCTCGTACCGGCGATGAATGTCAAAATCCATCGACAGGAAGTTGAGCATCGCTTCGGCCAACGCACCTTCGGCATCGGTGACGAATACCACCGGCACCTGTTCCAGTCCCAGTTCCGCGCAGTGTTGCAACCGGCCTATGCCGTTCACCACTCGGTAATCCCGCGTGGCGACAATCGGCATGGCGATGCCCCGGCGCTTGAGCGTCTTGGCGATGTTGAGCGAGTAGTTCTTCCACCGGCCTTTGTTCGCTTTCAGGAACGGGGCGATGGGATGCAGCTTTGCGCCGAGGCAGGGGTAGAACTCCGGCGTATCCACCGCCTTGTCGGGGATGCCTTCCGCGAGCTTTCGTACGTCGGCGGCTTTCAGCTGCTCGTTAATCTTCGCCACCGTGTCGCTTTGTCCCAGGTCGTTCGTGGCGCGGTTAAACACCACGTTCACGCCCTTGCGTTCGGCCAAGTCCATCGACCGGGTGACTTCCAGCGGCACTTGTGTTGCTCCCATGCGGCAGGCGACGTGATGACGCTGGTGGCCGGAGATAATCTCACCGTCCGGCGTGGCATACAGCGGCAGCAGGAAGCCCAGCTTACGCAAGGAAAGCTCGATCAGGTCGAGGCGTTCCGGGTCGGCCACGCGCGGGTTGTAGGTGGAGGGTTCAATCTCTGTGACATTGACGAGTTTCATAAGCCTAGCCTGCGTTTCAGTTCTTCGACGATTTCCTTTTTCTCGAACCCGACCGATTGCTTGATGGATTCCAGCCATTCGAGATATTGCTCGCGCTTGATCGGGAAGCTGTAGGCTCCGATGCGGGCAGTGGTATCGGCTTCCTCGATGTCGTCGTTTTCGTCATCGCCAAAACCATCTTCCAGCAGGCCATCCACGGCGGCCTTGATGTCCCGTATTTCTTCATCGTTGAACCCCAATAGTTCTGCGCTAAACGCCGCTTCCTCCAACTCGACGATCTCAAGCTGCAGAAGCGCCTTGTCCCATTCCGATTCCTCGCCCACACGGTTGTCCGTGATGCGATAGGCTTTGATTTGCTCCGGCGTGAGTTCGGCGGCGATATGCACCGGCACTTTCTTCAAGCCAAGCCGCTTTGCCGCTTCGTATCGGACATGGCCGACCACGATCACGTTCTCTGCATCGACCACAATGGGCTGGCGGAAGCCGAACTCCTTGATGGAAGCCGCGACCTTATCAATCGCGTGCGCGTTTATCCTTGGGTTCCGGGCGTAGGGAAGCACCTGCGCCAGCGGCATCAGTTCAATTTTCATAAGACCATCCATTTCGTTTTTTTGACCAACCCATTTCGTTTTTTGATTTCTGGATGCCGTTGATATTCCTCAATAACAGCACCTAAAAAACGAAACGAAACGCACTTTCCAGCTCTGTCCCTAGCGAAATCCCGCGCTCGCGGCGTACCCGTAGAGGGTGGTCGGGAAGGACCCGCCGCCGCGCCGGTCGAGGGCGCGGCGGCAGGCGGGCGCTGCGGGGGCCGAGGGCAGTCATGGGGGTGTGACCACTCGCCACCGGGGAAGCGCCGCTACAGGGGCCGTTGCCGGGGCGCTGCGGCCTAGCCCCTGTGAAGGGGCAGGCGTAGCAGGCCATGCCGCGCATCGGCGCGACCCTGTTCAAGCCACTGTAATACTTGAGAAAAGACCATTGATTGCAGGTGGAGGTCTGTTATCGTTCCGCCTGATAACCAACTGTTCTTGAAGGATAAACAAAGGATGCAGGCCACCGACCACGCTAAGCAATTTCGTAAAGCCTTTGACCGCCTGTCATATCGCCGCAGTTGGCATGATGCCTTCCGCGACTTCGTAGAGATCGCCGCCTGTACCGTCCATCAAGAGCCATACTTTTATGGCCATCTGGACAAGGATGCCGACTATGAGCGCATCGAGCAGCGTTACCTCGACACCATCAAGAAATACACGCCCGACGAAATAGAGCAGATTGTGACGCTCTACAGCACTGCGCTCATGGCCCTACGCGCCGACCACGTGGATTTCCTCGGCCAGCAATACATGGACTTGGAAGTCCACAATAAGCACAACGGCGAGTTCTTCACGCCCAGCAGCGTGAGCCGCATGATGGCGCAAATGCAGATGCACGGCATTGGCAAACACATCGCCGCCAAGGGTTACGTCACGCTTCAAGAACCGGCTTGCGGTGCAGGCGTGATGGTCATTGAAGCCGCCAACGTCATCCGCGAGGAAGGCCACGATCCCTGCGTATCCATGCTGTTCCAAGCCATCGACATCAACCGCACCTGCTTCAATATGGCGTATTTCCAGCTATCGGCGCTGCGCCTGCCGGGGGTGGTCGTTCATGGCGACACCCTCCACATGGAGCAATGGGAAGCCCGCGCCACCCCGCAATGGAAGATGATGCAGAAGCACGGCATTTCCGCCGCGCTACTCCCCGATGCCATCCAGCCGATCACACCGGCGCAAACAACCCTGAACCTATGA